TTCAATGTGGGCAATGACAGAGAAATTACCATTCAGGATGCAGTAAAGGTCATTGCAAAAGAATTAGGACACAAAAATCCCAAGTGGACAACCACACCTGGACGGGCTGGTAGTACTGCTACTCGTAGGCCCAACATTGACAAACTTAGATCGGTCATGTCGGATTATAAACCAATGTCATTCGAGCAAGGCGTCAAACGAATTATTAAAAATTTAGTTGACAAGTCATAAACAATTATTGTATAATAGTACATGAAATTAAAAGTATCTGAACTATTCTATTCCGCACAAGGTGAAGGACGCTTTGTTGGTGTACCCAGTGTGTTTTTACGCACATTCGGTTGTAACTTTAAATGTGCTGGATTTGGTATGCCACCAGGCCAATTGAGCCACGAAGCCACCGACATTGCAGCCACACACACTATGATCCAGCCGTTTGCAAAGTTTGAAGACTTGCCACTGGTCAATACTGGCTGTGACAGTTATGCCAGTTGGCATCCAGATTTTAAAGATCTAAGTCCGACTATTGACACTGCCAAGCTGGTGCATCAAATGCTGGCCCTGACACCCAATCACAAATGGGTACAGGACAACGGTAATGATGTACACTTGGTTATCACCGGAGGTGAGCCGTTACTGGGCTGGCAACGCACATATCAAGAACTGTTGAGTGGGCCAGACATGTTGGACCTACAGAATATCACATTTGAAACAAACGGTACTCAAGAACTGAACACGCAGTTTAGACAGTATCTACTCAATTGGACCTTGAACAGCAAACTAAACAGTAGAAGCGTTCGACGTACTCCCGGCCAACTCACTTTCAGTGTCAGTCCCAAACTCAGTGCCAGTGGTGAAAAATGGTCAGAAGCTATCTGTCCTGACATAGTGGCCAGTTATCAAGATATTGGTACCACGTATCTTAAATTTGTTGTAGAGACAGAAGAACATTTTGCCGAAGTTGAACGTGCTGTTAAAGAATTTCGTGCGGGTGGCTTTACTGGTGTTGTATATGTCATGCCACAAGGCGGTGTAGTTACTCCTTATGCACAGAATCGTGTTCGAGTGGCAGACTGGGCCTGTAGCAAGGGTTACTATTACAGTCCAAGATTACATGTGGACTTGTGGGGCAACGGCTGGGGCAAATAATGGCTGCCGGATTTGCATTTAAGCGGAATCAACATACTCAAAATGACGATTGGTTTTATCGTCGCTGTGCTGGGTGGAAACTTAAATTTGTATGGTGGCCTGACACATGCAACTTGACCGGACGTAGATTATGGCTAGAGTTGGCGTATCGCGGAACAAGTTTGCTAACAGGCCCAGGTGATACAATCGTGTATCACCGGTGGCACGATAAAAACGAACATCTTATTTTTAAAATTAAAGGAAATTAATGAGTTATCTATTTACAAGTGAAAGTGTATCCGAAGGACATCCGGACAAAATTGCAGACGCTATCAGTGATGCAGTGTTAGATTTAGTAATGTCAAAGGAAGATACTGCACTTCGTTGTGCCTGCGAAACACTGGTGACTACAAATCGTGTGGTGGTTGCAGGAGAATACAAAGGTGTACTTCATGCCGAAGAAGTTGATTCGGCTGTGCGCCGAGTCATTAAAGATATTGGCTACGAACAATCCGGGTTTGATTGGCACAATGTAGAAATTACCAACTTACTGCACGGGCAAAGTGCAGATATTGCACTGGGCACAGATACATTTGGCGCCGGCGATCAAGGTTTGATGTTTGGCTATGCCTGCAATGAAACTGATAATCATATGCCCAGTGCCATTTACTGGAGCCATCGAATTGTAGAAACACTGACAAAGGTGCGCAAGAGCCTGGCGCTGCCGTGGTTAGGTCCAGACGCCAAGAGTCAAGTGACCTTTGAATACAACGATGATGGTACTCCCTTGCGTATTGCCAAAGTTGTATGTAGCACTCAGCACAGTGTTGATGCAGACATTGTACTGGTTAGGTTGGCCGTAGAACAAGTTATTCGCAGCATATTACCTGAAAGGTTTGTAGACAATGATACTGAATTTTTTATTAATCCTACTGGCAGGTTTGTTATTGGCGGACCTGATGGCGATACAGGTCTTACCGGTCGCAAGATTATTGTTGATACTTACGGCGGCTATAGTCCTCATGGAGGTGGTGCTTTTTCCGGCAAGGATCCTACTAAGGTAGATCGCAGTGCTGCCTACTTGACACGCTGGATTGCCAAGAACATTGTGGCCAGCGGTCAGGCACCCTGGGCCACTGTGCAGATCAGTTATGCTATTGGACTAGCACAGCCCATGAGCTTTTATGTCGAAACAGACCACAAGTCACAGAGTCGCGAATTAACCAAGTGGATCCAAGACAATGTTGATTTAACGCCTCGTGGTATCATTGAAAGATTCGACCTGTTTAGGCCTATCTACGGCAGCACAACCAACTACGGACACTTTGGCAAAGACTATTTGCCATGGGAAGCCGTAGATCTATTCTAAGGAAACTATATGGGATTGTTTGATCGGTTTAAAAAGAAACCCGAAGTTAAAGAGCCAGCGCCGAGGGTAGAAAAACCCAAGGCACCGGCAAAATCTTTAAAAGAAATTGCCACAGAAAAAGGCGAGCCATATGTGGCAATTCTCAGCATGGACGTGGATCCAGAGAATATGCATCAAGGAGCATTTGAATTAGATTGGAATGATAAATTTATTGCCAATCTAGTACGAGCCGGATATCAAATGAAGCCCAATGACAAAGATTCTGACATCATCGATCGATGGTTTCAGAATGTATGCAGGCATGTGGTCATGGAAACCTGGGAACAAGAAATGGCAAATAACCCCAGTCGTGTGGTAAAAACACGAGACATTGGCGACGGCCGATCTGAGGTGTCTTGATGTTGATATATTTCAACGGTGATAGTAATGTAGCTGGCACAGAGTTGCCAGAGTCCACACACGGAATGGCACACAGACTGTCCGAAAGATTTGGCGGACAATACAAAGCAAAATTTATCAATGATGCAGTTCCGGGTGCCAGCAATGATTTAATTTACGAACAAACACTGGATTTTTTAAACAATCCCAACAGCCCAACTCCTGACCTAGTGGTAATCGGATGGACACAGTTTTGTCGAGTACAATGGTTTCTAGTCGACGAATGGGGCAATGGTCAATTTTGGGAAATAAACAAAATTGGAGTAGGCATTCCTGTTCCTGCCGAATACAACGATCGATATAAACATTATGTTGAAAATGTACAACGTGATGGACAATGGAGAATGGTACAAGGTGCTTACTGGCATAATAAAATTTTTAACATACACAAATTATTAGAGTACAAGAAAATTCCACATCTGTTTTTTAATGCATTTGACGAATTTATTTTGCCAACTGAAATAGACCGACTTGATTGGAACAATACATTTTTAACACCATACTCTAAAGAATTAATCTACACCGAATGGTGTCAACGACTAGGCTTTAAAGAAATTACGCCAGGTTGGTTGCATTTTGAAGGGGCGGCTCATTTGACATGGGCAAATGTCATGTACGACCATATTGCAAAACATAAAATTGTATGATTTTATATGTGAACGGCGACAGCCACACTGCGGCAGCCGAAGCAGTTAATCCGCATGCTTTTGCCATGGACGACGGGCAGTTGTTTTACATGGGTCGAGCACCGCACCCTGAAAACTTAGCAGTGAGTTGGGGCAGACGATTAAGCGATGCGCTACGTGCTAGTTTTCACTGTGATGCTGAAAGTGCCAGTAGTAATACTAGAATTTTACGCACAACAAGAGCTTGGTTGAAAAAGATACACCACCCAGAAGAAGTGTTGATGGTAATACAATGGTCAACCTGGGAACGCGAAGAGTGGTTGATTGACGGTGTGTATTATCAAATCGGTGCCAGTGGTATGGACGATGTGCCGGTTGCCCATCAACAACGCTACAAAGAGTTTGTTGTGGGAGTAGACTGGAAACAAAAAACACAGCAGGCACACGAAGAAATCTGGCAGTTACACACCGAATTAAATCAGTTAGGCGTCAACCATATTTTCTTCAATGGTAATAATGATTTCGGCAGTATTAAGAAACCAAAAAAATGGGGCAACAGTTATATTGACCCATACAGCCCTGCGGGCACATACAATGCCCAAATCAGAGCCGCAGGAATAGAAACAGTTGCACCCAATTCATGGCATTTTGGCAAGGATGGCCATAGCTTTTGGAATCGTTTTATGTTACAATACATTAATGCAAACAACAAAGTCTAAGGTTTCCTATGCGTTATGTGTTAATTGACACAGCCAATATGTTTTTTCGTGCCAGGCACACTGCTTTTCGTGCCAGCGACCCTTGGGAAAAAGTTGGAGTAGCACTGCACACTACATTGATGAGTGCCAACAAGGTTGTCAAACGCTTTGAAGCAGATCATGTGGTGTTTGCCCTGGAAGGTCGTAGCTGGCGCAAAGATCACTACAAACCCTACAAAGCAAATCGTGCTGTGGCCAGAGCCGCTCTTACAGAAGCAGAAGCAGAAGAAGACAAAATGTTCTGGGAAGCATTTGACAGTTTGACTAAATACTTGGCAGAGAAAACCAACTGTAGTGTGATCAGATGCGCCACTGCTGAAGGCGATGATATTATTGCACGTTGGATTGCACTACATCCCCAAGACGAACATATAGTAATTTCAAGCGACACAGATTTTGTACAACTGGTGGCCGCAAACGTAAAACAATACAATGGTATCACAGACGAACTCATCACCACCACCGGCATCTTTGATGCTAAAAACAATCCGGTTGTTGATAAAAAAACTAAACAAGCAAAAATCCCACCGGACCCCCAGTGGCTACTTTTTGAAAAGTGCATGCGAGGCGATACCTCAGACAATGTGTTCAGTGCATATCCAGGAGTACGCACAAAAGGCACAAAGAATAAGGTTGGTCTCCAGGAGGCCTTTGCAGACCGAAACACCAAAGGCTACAATTGGAACAACATGATGTTGCAACGTTGGACCGACCACAATGGCGAAGAACATCGTGTGTTGGACGACTACGAGCGTAATAGACAGTTGATCGATCTTACCTATCAACCTGATGCCGTCAAAGACACAGTGGATCTGGCCATTATTGAACAGGTGTCCAACAAAGATGTCGGACAGGTTGGTGTGAGATTCATGCAGTTTTGTGGCAAGTATGATCTGGTCAGATGCAGTGAAAACGCTGAAGGATTTGGCCGTTGGTTGAATGAAACATATAAAGGAGTTTTAGATGTTAGTAGCTAAAGTAGTAGCAGACAAGCAGTTTTGGATTTTACAAGAAGATGATCGCAAAGTCGGCAACATCGAAGCCTGGAATGGCGGATATCAAGTGCGTATCAACAATCAAGTAAAACAATTTAAAACAATTAAACTCGCGGCTCGTGAATCAAATATTGTGTTTGCCGAAGAAAAAATTCCGTCAAAGCCAGACAACACTGCTGTACACGGATATCCAGTAGCAGGCCGGTGTTACAATCCTGTATGGGATGTGGTACATCATTTGCCAATTTATACCAAGACCGCCAAAAGCAAGAGTTGGTTTGCTGCCGGTTGGTATTCTATCAAACGCGGCCGTAATTGGAAAGTCGTACAAGATCCCAAACTGATTGCACTGCAACGCTATCCATACCAAGGTCCATTTAAAACCAAAGAAGAAGTGTCACAATGATACACATTCAAAGATTCATTGAGCGACTACAAGGATTTGAAGCACGTGGTGCCAAAGATTTTACCATGCCCATCAAGGATGCCAAAGACCTCCACGCTGACCTCACCAGACTGCTTATAACCCTACAGGCTGTGAGAGAATCTGCTGTGAACACTGCACAACAAAACGAAATCACCGTGGAGATGAAGGGCGGGTCATTTTAAAAGTTCCTACATTTGGCATAAATAAAAATGTAGGAGTTTAATGATATGAGTAGACCAAAGCCCA